ATGAAAATCATCAACGCTGTTCGTAAGTACGCTGCTCCGGTAGCTGTTGTCACCTCCGCCGCTGTCGCGTCCACCTCTGCGTTCGCCGTGGATATCGCCACCGAGTTCGCCGCTGCCAAGACTCAGGCCGAAGCCAACGTCGATCTGGTCGTTGTCGGTGTTGTCGCTCTGGCCCTGCTGACCTTCGGTGTGGGTGCACTGCTTTCTTGGGCACGTAAGTAATGTTCTCCGCCCTTCTCTGGGCGACGGCTGTGGGCCTCTGTTTCGTCCTTGGCTTTACGTCAGGGGTCTATGCCGGATAACACGAGGGGGCGGGGGAACCCGCCTTTTTTTTATGAAATGGATCTTCGCCCTCTTATTCCTTATTCCATCTTTTTCATTTGCTGTCGAGTCTGTGCCAGCTCCTGTTAAATATTCCTATGTTTCTGGTGGGGGCTCTTGTTATTACAAAGAAGGTGTTGGTCAATATCCTGTAAATTCTTTGCAGGATTGCATTAATATGAGCGTTGGTAGTTATCCAGCTTTTAAGTATAAAGACACTGGCGCAACCTCTCTTGTTTCTGGTAACACCTTTAAAACCGTTTTTAATATTGTTGCAAAGGGTGACCCTACTTGGGTTATGTCTTTCTATTTGGTTCATACTGGCGCTGATTCTCTTCCTTATTGTCCGCCATCTGGGAAGCCTGAGTATTCTGTAGGGCCTGTTGATGTCAACGGTTCTAAGGTTTGTCAGAAGCAACCTAAAGTTTGTCTTAAGGGCGCTATTCTTCGTGTTACTTCCGATGGTAAAGAAACCTGCGTTCCAAATTGTGGTTCTGCCGCTGGCCTTGCTCATTCCGGTCAATATTTCTTTCAAGCTGGCCCCACTTCTGGATCCACTGCTGGTGAAGTTAAGTGCTACGGCCAATGTTCTATCCAGACCATCGGCGGTGGTGTTCAGCTTTCCTCTGGTGCCTGGACGGGCTCTTTTACCTTCACTGGTGCCAACTGCTCTGTCGTTCGTCCAGAGCCTACCCTTGATTCCGAGAATGACACTTCTTCCAACGGTGACGCTCCACCCGTCGATAACTCCAACACCTCTGAGGGCACTGAGGACGCCATGGGCGAGCTCGAAGGTGCTGCCTCTGGTGCAACCGGTACTCAAGTCCAGCCAAACGCCACCGGTCCCAATGGTGAGACCACTCTCAAGGACGTTGCCAAGGTAGTTGCTGACTCTGCCAATGCACAGATCAAAGCTACTTCCGAACAGAACGTCGCAACCGGCAAACTCGTCTCCAATATCTCCAAGGACATACAGAACGCCATCCACAACAGTGGCCATGGCGGTGGTGGTGCCTCTGCATCCCTTCAGGCCCAAGGCAACGGCAAGCTCGACGGTATCAAGGACGCTCTCGACCAGATCTCCGACAAGCTCGACAAGGAAGAGGAAGGGGATGGCCCGTTTGTTCCTGGCTCTGGCTCCGGCGCTTTCTGGGAAAGCGTCATTCCTGAAGCCTCTTTTACAGAAATCAAAGAAAAGCAGTCCGAATCTATCCAGAAGATTAAGGATCTCAACACCGAGTTTCAGACCTCTCTCAAGTTCACTGAGCTCTCTGCATCCGGTGAGCCTGATGAGTGGGTTCTGAACATGAACGGTACGGCTATGCCGTTCGGTATGGGGGCGTTTCAGATGATCTTGGATATGGGCCTTGCCGCCGTTGTCCTCCTTCTCTGTGCGCTGTATGCGGTCTACATCATCGCGAATAGGAAATGAATTATGATAACGGAATTCATAAATTGGGTATCAGGGATGATGGTCGATATTCATTCGTTCTTTACGGATGGTGTCCCTTACATTTTGTCCAGAACACTGGCCTACGTGGTCGAGATTGGCCTCTATCTCAAGATTGAGGGCGAACTCATGATGATCCAGCTTGGCTATTCCATCGCCCAGCAGATCCTCCAAGACTTCAACATATCCGGCATCCTTCAACCACTAATGAGTTCGTTGCCGTCCTCTATTCAGTGGTTCCTATTCCAGTCCGGCGCGGTTGATGGCATGAACATGATCCTCCACGCCATTGTCACCCGTTTTGCTCTGAACTTCTTGGGGTGGTGATATGGCCGTCGTCATTCGTCACGGGCCTAATGGCTCTTACAAGTCCGCCTCTGCTGTTTGGTATGACCTGCTTCCTGCTCTTCGTCAGGGCCGTATCTGTATTACCAACCTTGAGGGGTGTTATCCCCTCGAGGACATCGAAAAGCGGCTCGGAGAGAAGTTCCCAGACTCTACCCGCCTCTACCGTATCAATATTATCCACGATGACGCCTTGCGCCTCTGGCGGCGTTGGTTTCACTGGGCGCCTGTCGGCTCTTTCATTCTCATGGACGAAGTTCAGGATATTTATCCTGACAAGTCATGGAAAGAATCCGATTTGGATTACCAGCCTATTGAAACTTATAAAGACCAGCTCCCAGCCGGTTTAATTGATGACTATTATTCCGCGCTTGATGCTTGTAAGCCTGAGCAATTTGAATCCTGTGATTATGATGATACGGGTTCATTATTATTTGATGAGAACGGGCGTGTCGTATATCCCAAGACCTTGAACGGTGCCTTTAAGCGCCACCGTAAATTCAACTGGGATATTGTTTGCGTCACTCCTGATATTAACGATATTTCCCCAATGGTTCGTGGTTGTGCCGAATTAGCCAAGGCTCAATCTAACAAGGACTCTTTCTTTTGGTATAAGCGTAAACCGAGGATATATGAACATAACCCGCGTTCGAATGGTGTCCCCGCTGCGAACTCTCCGGTATATCGTGAGAAAGTACCTTTGGCGGCGTTTCTCCTCTACAAATCAACCCAAACCGGAAAGCACACTAAATCGGGTCAATCCAAAGGCCCTTTTAGCTCACCCGTCTTTTATTTTTATGCGTTACTTATTGTCGTCTTTGGTGCCTTCGCTTTTTATAACTATTCTGAGGCCGATAAGCTCAATGCTCAGCTCGACGGTACGTCGAGTGTGGCAGCTCCTGAAACGGATCCTGCTGTGGTTGTTCAAGGTAGTTCGGGCACTACTGGTAATGTGGGCACTGGTCGCTCTAACAAGGTATCTCCTAGTAAGCCTGTTTTTGTGAACCCCTATAACGCCAAGGCCGTCTACGTTACCGGCGAATCACTCGACACCCAGGGGAACGGCGTGATCACCATCGCCCTGTTCACCAAAGACGGCGATGAGTACCACACCAACAACGATGAGCTCTACTCCATGGGTTATGCCGTTCGCTATAAGCGCTACTGCCAAGCCGAGCTCTACAACGTAGAGACCGGCGATTCTGTCACTATCTTCTGCCAGCCCACTAAGTACGAGGAGCCCAAGGCCTCTGCTCTGCCTACTCCGGCCCTCATGAATCCTTTCACTACCAAGGAGACTACTGAGGGAGGAAGCAAGGAGGGAGCGGCCTAGCGGACGACGACGCGACGACCGAAATTGAAACCCGTTCATCTTTTTTATTTGAAATGTGTTTACACAAATCAAATGTGCGCTATAATGAATTATGTAAACTGAATTCAAACGGAAGGGGTGACCAAATGGCTACTGCAACAGTAAATTTTGACTACAAGTGTGGCATTCTTGAAGGGTACGCAACCCGTACCGGCAATGACTTCTCTTGGTTCAAGGGCGATTGCAAGGTTGACGTGTCTTGTGATGGCGCCGACCTTGGTGAGCTCCAGGTTCCTGCCGGTGCTACCGCTGTCCAGGTGAAGAAGCTGATCAAGGAGAGTCGTTATGTTTAAAGTCCTTTGGCTTGTGGTCTTCGGCCTTTTTGCTATTGGTATTGCTGGTAATATTGTTGTTCAAATTGCCCTTTATACGTGGGAGCCAGATACCGTTGAGGCCTTCTGTTCTGCCCGTATGACAGCGAGTCTTTGCGAATGACTTCTAAACGTGGTGGCGCTCGTGATGGCGCAGGTCGTCCCAAGGGTGAGGAGACCACAATGGTTCGTGTCCCGAACGGTTGTCTCGATGCAGTCCGAAGTTTGATTTCCAGTTACAAGAATCAATCCGAGCCTTTATCTTTTGGCTCACGTTGGCAGCCTCTTTCAGTACTACCAGACCCCGACCGCCGAATTGATCTTTGGTGTGTCCAGGATGGCGAAGGGGCATGTTTCTATAACATCAGTTCGGATAACTATCTCGATAGCACTCGCCGCAAGGCTAGTTGGGTTTTGTCGTCTACAGCTTGGCGCTATTCTGAGGTTGTCCAAGCTCCTGATTTTTGAGGGCGCAGCCCTGTAAGGCCGCCCACTGCTGTCTATTTCTGGGAAAGCGGTAGGTCGGCCGATACTTCTTTGGAATGCTTCCCTGATGCAGGCTCACCCCCTTCCCTGCTAAACCGTCTTTAGTGCTCCGCTAGAGTGCCCAGCCGAAGGCTATAGGGCACGTCCAGCGCCTGCCTATGCCTCCTGTCGAAGACAAGCGACACTCGCCGCGCCAGCCTGTTTACCCCCCCGTGTAGTAATACGGGGGGAATTCCACTGGGTGCCTACCCTGGGCACAGACCTATGAAAAACGAAGGGGCCGTCAGGCCCCTTGTCTTTATCTGTATTTCTTGTACTTCTTCCTTGGGTTCTCCCACCGCTTGAAGTGGTCACAGCCCATGATGTCGATCAGTTCGAGCCGCTGACGGGTCATTTGTGAACCGGCAGGGGTGATAAGGTGGTAGCCGGACATGCGCCACCCCTCCCAGTACCGCGTAAAGATGGTCGGCAGCTCCCTCCCGCAGGCCATCCTCATTACTCGCTTGTAGATGTCGGGGATCTTCTTTCCCTCATCCCACAATGTGACCTCACTCACAGAAACGAAACAGAGTTCTGCTGTTTCTCTGACACTCAACCCGCACTCAAACCAACGGAAAATGAAATTTTTCGTGATATTACGTTCCATACAATCCAAACCGTCATAACTGGGTAATTCCAGCGGGTCGCAGTTTGAGCCCGTATTTAACGTAATCTGTGTATATGCGCAGTGACCAATCCACCGATGCTAGCGCTTCCCATCATTACGCAACCCACGGCCAGCGCGGCTCCCGTGTTTGCGCAGTACTTTTTTAGGATGCCGTACCATGTCTCTTTCATCTCCGGTGTCTTTGC